TATCCTTGTGTGTATGCAATTTGTTCACCGCAATACATAGTAACTTCAGTTGCATGCCATGTTTTATTAACTGTACGCCAAGGATTACTTCCTTTATACCCAGCGGCTAAAAATCCATGTGTGTATACACTGCGATATTCCCAACTACTGCTATTAATTTGCGTTGCACTTTGTGTCCCACCTAGATAACTCCAATATGCTGTACCGTCTCCTGCTGAAACTAGATAGCTACCTCTATCAGCACTTGCTGTTGCTGGAATATTTGCTTGTGTTGTGCTACCAACTTTGAACGCCATTATTTGTTTCCTTTTAATTCATCTACTTGTTGTTGTAGATCTTTTACTGCTTCAACTAATAGTGCAATAACACCTTGATAGTTAACTGATTTAGTACCCATTTCGTCATTTGCAGTGTGTACTAATTGAGGTAGAACTTCTTCTACTTGTTGTGCAATAAATCCAAGTTGGTTTTCTTTATCATCTTTGGTATATAATTTTCCACTTAATCCTGCTATTAGCTGTCTTGGATTGCTTATTGTTCTAACATCACTCTTAAGTCTTGCATCTGAGTTTGTAATTACGTCACCACCACTGGTGATATCTCCTACTGTTGTAAGAGTACCACTCTGCCAAGTATTACCGTTATTGCCGTTTACTGTCCACTTGGTATTATCACTTCCTACAAATACAAACTCGTTAGGATTACCTGAGTTTCCCCATATGTTACCAGGACCGCTATTTCCATTTGTTCCGTATCTTGCTCCACTATTACCTGCCCAAAACAGACCCCATGTTGCAGGATTATTTGCAACACTAACCATATAGGAATTATAATCAACACTCAATCTAAATGGTGCATTAGTTTGTCCATCTCCGCTGTTAGCTACGTAACCATTAAAATATGAACCATTTACAGAATTAATTACTCCAGATGAATCAATACGCATACGTTCTGTGTTGGCTGTTGTTCCAGTTAAAAAAGACAATCTCATTGGAACATTACCACTAGATACACTTCCATCAACAGTAGCTAGTACACTTGCTCTTTGTTGATATGCAGATCCATCATATCCAGACCAGTGTATTTGTCCAACAGCAGAACCATTTGTTTTTGCTGTTGGACTAGCAAAAGTACCGTTAGTGGAGAAGAATCTAAAGTCGTTGCCGCTGTTTCCAGAGCGATATGTGTGAGGTCCTGCTTCTCCTGTATGTTTAAGGGTAGTTGTTCCTCCTTCAACATGTAATTTACTAGTAGGAGCACTTGTTCCGATACCAACGTTGCCATCATATCGAACAGTAAACAAATCACCTAGATAATTTGTACCACTAGTCATTTCACCTACACCAAACAATGAGCCGGTTGAACTAGCATCTGCTGGGCCGAATGCTCTTACACCATAATTATTTGAAATACTAAACCCTGTTCTTGAATTGCCATTTTGTCTCAGTAATAGTACTTGTTGATTAGTACTTGTAACTCCAAAATCTAAAGGTGCCGCAGGATCATCTTCTCCGATACCAACTTTACCACCTTTAACAACCAAATCTGAAGAACCACTAGCACCTAAATGTATACCGTCAGTATGATAAGAGGTAATTAATATTTTTCTATTTGCATCACCTTCCATCCTATAATTTGTACCGTCCCAAAGTCCATAATTTACTTGATGACCCGAGCTGTTTCTTAGTTTTATTCTAGGAATATTACTTGCGCCGTATATATCTAAACCTGTAGTTGGACTATCTGTACCAATACCTACATTACCGTTTCCGTCAAATGTAACCTTTGGTGTTCCAGTATGAATATTTGTAGCATTACTACCATAGATAAAGTTTAACCCATTGCCTTTGGTTGGTCCGTCTGGAGAAAGACTCCACACATTATAAGTTGATGTTGACGGTCCTTGAACAAAAACAAGACCGTATTCAGGATAAGTTCCATTATCATAAGTTGACGCTAGCATCATACCAGTTAAATTACCATGGTTACTAATACCCACTCGGCTATCAGTATACATACCATTGCCGCCGCTAAATGTATGACCACTAACTTGTAATTTACTAAAAGGACTAGCTGTACCAATACCAATTTTGCCACCATTAAAATAAAGGCTTTTACTGTTTAAGTGGCTAATAACATCTGCATCTGTATATCCAGCTGGCAATCCTGTTAAGTTAGACCCGTCACCGATAAATGATGTTGCTGTGGCGGCACCAGTATCTAAATCTACTTTAAATTTTTCTGAACCGCTACCAATAAATTGAATTTCGTTTGGTGTACCACTCCATCGTATTCCCCATGCGTCACCTGAAGTACTATTACTTGGATAATATCTTTCCGATATACCCCAGATGTCATGAAATCCTGTTGTGTCAGATTGGTCAGCTCTTGCAAGTAAGCCTTGTGGAAATACTGGTTTGTTGGCATTGGTAGATGGAAATATTATTTGACCCGTAATAGAATCATCAGCATCACTACGTAAAAATTGTAAACTGTCAAGATTGTCAAGTGTGCCTGCATCTCCAGTGGATGATACTCCACCTTTCCATGCGCTACCGTCCCAGGCCCAAGACCTATTGCCTACTGTAAATACTTGTCCTGTACTTGGACTACTTGGAAATGTGATGGCCATTATTAGTTACCTTTGTTTTTAACATATGTAACTATTTATGTGATTTTATTCTGGTTTTTCTGGCCATACTACATCTTCCAAGGATGTGTATGTATCAGTAATATCTCTTAATGCTTGTCTGTAAGTTACCCATTCTGTAGGAATAGCAATACCCGACTCTATAGATTTAGTTACTATCCAATCAGTATCTCTTAAAAACATTGATCGTCCATCTCTTAATTCTTGTAAATCCCATTCTGGATCGTTACTCATTTGATATCTCCTTAATCCGCACTAATTAGTTCGCCACTAAACTGTGCGTGTGACCTGTAAATACTGCCACTATAACCACTTCGCCAGCCTACTGCACACCCTGTACCACTTGCTAAGTACATTGTCCATGCCATGTGATGAACAGAATTTGAGACCACTGAACAAAGCACAGTATGATCACCACCACTAGTAGTTCCATTAGTATCATAATAGTAAGATATTGAACTACCGTTCCAATATAAAACTGACCACTGCCCGGTATTATATGAATATGCATTGAACCTAAATTGATAATACCCAGCAACATCTGCAACAAAGATACCATTGGATGTGTTGTATCTGTTATTGATATTATTTCTAACAAGATTCATTACAAACGGCTGAGCTGCAGAATAAGATGTGCTAGCATTATTACTATACGCTGAGAATCTTGTTTGACTTGGATATGACATTTTACCTTGCGGTCTGGCATTAAATGCGTCTTTAGCATTTGTTTCATCTTTAAGAGTAAAGCCACCGCCACTAGATCCAGTAAACATGCCCCAGAAATCATTACCATTAGCACCTTTCATATAAAGTACTGTATTACCAGTACCACTCGATTCAAGCTGAATAGTACTACTTGCACCACCTGTTCCCAAGACATGTAATCTACCAGCCGGATTGGTTGTACCAACACCTAACCTACTATTAGTTGAAGGTGCAATATATGAATTACCATATGACGAAAGTTTAACCCTTGATACAGGAGTTGCTTCACCTGTATATAATTCTAAGAAACCATCCGCTGATGTTTGATATAGTTTTGCTAAATAATCACCATCAGTTTGTGTTACTCCTATATTTCCAGATGCCCTTATGCTTCCTTCTACCTGAAGTTTTTCGTTTGGAGTAGTCGTCCCAATACCAACGTTGCCATTTGGTTTGATCCGCATTTTTTCAGTAAGCTGTGAACTTGTAGCTCCTGATGTGGCACTTGGTCCCTCGTTAGTATAAAAACTTAATGCTCCACCATTGCCCTGGTCATCATCATATACACCAGCAATTTTAGCAACACCCCAGCCATTATTAATAGTTGATGCCAAATAAGAACTGCTGTTAACCCAAGCTGAGTTAAACTCAATAGCAGGTCCTTCATTATCACTATTAGTATGTGCGCTAAGTGTTAAAACTGGAGTCGGTTTTTGATCTCCACCTGTAGCATTAGTAGACTGATATATTTGAAGCGGTGTCGCTGGATTAGTTACACCAATACCAACATTGCCATTAGCTCGAATCACTGCTAATGGATTACTGCCGTCAGCACCATTACTGTTTCCATTAAAGCTAAACCCATTAGTTTGCCCAGTATGAAAACTCATAACATTTGCGCTCACATTAATACCTGAGTTGGTGTGTAATCTTAACCCACCAGAATCACCAGCACCTGCTTTAGCCCAAATTGACCCATTTGCATATATTGCATAAGCTGCGGGTGGTGCACCAGTGTGATTTACTGCTAATCTACCATTGTATAAAGTTACATCAGTATTTTGTCCATCTCTACCAAACCATACGGTAGAGGGTCCATCTACTGGATAAACGTTTAAACCATCATCCCAACTGTAAAGTTCCCAAGTGTCATCTCCGCCATCTGTCCTATTGATTCTTAACTGTGCGCTATTTTCAACAATATGTAATTTTCGTTGTGGATTAGTCGTCCCAATACCAACTTTGCCTCCTGGTTCTATTGTCATTCTTTCACCAACTGGATTACTGCCGTTTCCAACATTAAAGGCTAATTTACCTGATGACTCATGTTCGATATATGCATAGTCACTGCCTGCGCCATCACCGTTGCCAGCTCCATCTAATAGTAGATAAGATCCTGCGCCATTAGTACTACCAATAAAAACACCTGCTCTACCAGTAAATCCTACATGTAGTTTTCCTAAAGGATTATTTGTGCCAATACCAACATTGCCATTACTGCCTTTTACATATAATGCAGATGTAATAGTATCAGATTCAACTCGAAAATCATAACTATTTCCAGGTTCGTTAAATACTGCTTCAGTGTTACTAAAGTTTAATCGATGTATTGCTGCTTGGGCAATTGCTAAATTTTCAGTGTTATGATTATATTCAATATAGCCTCGGTATCGTGCATCGCCAGAAGTACCGTCTGCAAACATCAAATAGTTAGTGGCACTTGTATCATTTGCAGCTATTGTAATACCATCTTGTGAACTTACTTCTAGTACAAGTTTATTTGAATAATATGGTAATGACTCAGCACTGGTTAATCCAACAGACATTCGGCTACCAAGTGAAAGTCCACCAGTAAGTGCAACATCACTTTGATTACTGCGTATAAAATCTGTACTGTCTAATCCATCAAGTGTTCCAGCATCACCAGTACTGGCTACGCCGCCTTTCCATGAACTTCCATCCCAGGTCCAAGACCTGTTGCCTGCTGTAAATACTTGTCCTGTACTTGGACTACTTGGAAATGTAATAGCCATTAATTAGTTTAACCTTTGTCTTTTAGTGCTTGGATTTCTTTCATTAACCCATCAATTTTGTCTTGATATTTTTTGTCAAGTTCTTTTATTGATTCAATCAACAGCGGAACAAGGCGTTCATATTTAACTGTCTTATATTCGTCGTTTCCTGGAATATTAGCTACTGCTTCTGGTAATACTTCTTCAATTTGCTGGGCACTTACACCAACTTCACGGTCTAATTTTTCGTAGCCTAGTGATTTTGCTGTATCATTTCCAGTATAATAAAATCCATCTAGTGTGTTGACTTTATCTAATGCGCTTTCAATATTACCTTCAACATCTTTGAGTCGTATATCTGAATAATACGCAGTAACATCGCTAGTAGCATATATAGCGCCAATTACATGAAGTTTAGTTGCTGGGTTATATGTACCAATACCAACTTGCCCACTAGAATCAATAGTCATATCAACATTAGCACTACTAGGTGCGCCATGACCCATAATAAATTTATTAGCACCTGCAGACCATGCTGTATCTGAAGCAAGCATAAAGAACTCAGCACCACTGGCACTGTTATTATCAAACATCAAAACACTGCTATAACCTTGAGCATCAGTTCCACCAATTGTTAATTTACTATTCGCATATGGCGTTGTACCAATACCAACGTCACCTGAACTGTCTATTCGTACTTTTTCACCACCCCCAGTAAATATTCTAAAATCACCATTAGGAATAACTAATGCCGGGGTGTTCTCATTTAGGATAATATTATTTTCAAACTTAGCTTGCCCATTAACATGAAGTAAAGTATCAGGATTATTTGTACCAATACCAACATTCAATGAAGTGTTTTTTACATAAAATGGATATCCTAAAAATGATCCAGCACTATTGTATGCCTGAAACTCCCAATCTCCTGACCCATTTAACTGCATCTGATATGCATCTGTGTTAGTTGTGTATATCGCTCCGGTTGATACGTTTCTATTCCAACCTAGACCTACAAAATTTGTATCAGTTTTGATATCTAATGTAGTTCCATTAGTAGTGCTGAAATTGACCTTACCATCCAGAACATGTAACTTTTCAACTGGATTTGTTATTCCAATACCAACATTACCGTCAGAAGTAATTGTAACTCTATCTGTTATTGAACCGCCACTTGGGGTAGTTCTAAGTTTTAAGCTGCTACCGTATGCTTGAACCTCAACTGGGCTGGCAGTCGAATCAGACATCCTTAAAGACATAGTAGAGTTACCATTAAGATCACCCATTAATGCAATATTGTTTCCATCTAGTATGTGTAGTTTTGCGCTTGGACTATTAGTGCCAATACCAACTGAACTACATACTATTTCTCCACTTGTACCAGATGCCGCTTGCCCTACGCCTAAACTTGCAATTTGTAAATTATCACTTGTTTGTATACCAGGTGCACTGTCAATCCATGCTCCACCGTAATAAACAAATAGTATACCAGTATCACTTTCGTACCATAAGTCTCCTGCTACGCCGCTTGGAGGAGCATCTTGTATTACTGTTCTCTTTTGATAATAAGTACCTTGTTGTCCATCAAGCAAATCAGCGTCTAAACCTGAGCCTGATCCGTCGTTTCCATCATGCCATATTTGTCTCCACGATGACCAGCTGTTACTAGCGCCACCATATCCTGCACGAAACTTAAACTGCGGATCTGCATCAGTTTCAATAGCTAGTTGTACATCGTACTGGACTGCGCTAGAGTTAGGTATTTGCAGTAAGTTATGATGACTAGTAAAGGCTTGATTATTACCTCCTGTAACACGGAGAAATGCGATGCCGTTGATATTATCATTATCACTACTATATGCGCTAGAGTATGTTACTTGATTTCGTAAGAAACTACTAGCTTGTAAGCCGTCAACAGTATCAGCGTCTAGACCAGATCCTGATCCATCTACAGTTTTAATAGCAGTAAGTATCTGTGCCGCTGTTTGGTCTGCTGTTGCACCTGACTCTATACCATCTAACTTAGTGCCATCAGTAGCAATATCACGACCATCAACAGTTCCTGTTACTGATATATTTCCTGTTACTGATATATTTCCTGATACTTCTAGTGCTTGGCTTGGATTAGTTATACCAATACCAACGTTAGCATTAGCATAGATAATATCGTTACCTATTGACATATAAGGTCGAGCTGCTGTACCTCTATTGATACGTCCGGAACCGTCAACCGTACCACCATCACTTGCAAAGAAAACTAATCCGCCCAGATTGCCTGTTGAATCATGTGGGTCAACAACACCCATAATTTTGCCAAGTTCCCATTCGTGACTTGCGTTGGTTCCTCTAAACTCTAGTGTTGTTGTTCCATAACCATATACATCATGTTTACTAGCACCA